TAACCGCCATGCTCAATGAACTCAGGTAGAGCATAAGTCCAGCAGTTGCCGCGCTTGTGAGTGGGGTCGATGCGCTTACCGAGCAGTGCGAGCGCGCAGACAATCGACGCGAAGCACAGCACGATTGCGCCGAAGAATGCGCCTAGCATGGTTACGATGAAGTGGATGGCGGCGCGCATTGTTTTCGTGTCACGATTTGACGCGGATGAATGGGGTTTGCGGGGTGATATTTACAACGCCATATCGGCGAATAGCGGCAAGTATTCGCGGCGAATAGATCCCTTGCCACGTCAACCAGTTGCGCCACGGGGTGTGAGAGCGCCTGGTTAGAGTAATGGCTTATCGCTTGCTGCATGGCAAGCCGAATACGTCTGAGACATGCCTAGAATACGAAACAACATTAAACTCACCAGCGTCTCGCTTGACCGCAATTCGCTCAAGCAGCTCGTTCATTTTGTCGTATGACCACTGATAAGAGCCGTCAGCAGCTGCGACCTTATGCATCATGATAATTCCAAGCTGGTTTGCTGCAGTATTCGCATCGATGGAAGTTATCACCTGAGCGACAGACCTAGTTGAGTCAGGGTAGTCAATGGCGCCAATGCAAAAACGGCCTTTGTCTGCCCTCGTCCATAATTGGTCGTATGCGACAAGCGCATTGTTTATCACTGCGCGCCCGGCGTGGTATCCGCCGGCAATCATAAGCTTCACGATGTCGTCGTTGAATTCGCCGCTCGGGTGGATGGCAATTCTGCTTCCGATGTCATGCAGACCAATGCCAGTCATGTATGCGCGATTCTGCTCGAAGTCCGCGAATGCGGCCGCGGCGCCGATCGAATTGTATGACGGGTGCGTATACGAGTGATTCACGAAGTCAAACAAATTTGACGAGTGATTCTCCATCTCCTGTATCTGCGCAATCGTCATGTATGTCGACGTGCCAACCCTGTTTCCGACGATTCCAAACGACATTGGCAAATCGTAATGCAGCAGCGCCGGGCGCATCCATGAGTAATGATCGGCCGTGCCGTCGTCAGCAGTCAAAATCAGTGTCGGCTTGCGGCGCTTCGGAGCTATGCCGACAAAACCGAACCATATCGATTCCGTCTGCGCTTGTGATACTAGCGTCCCAGTCACTTTTACGCGCATTCTTGCCGCCGTTGCTGGAGACCCGCTCGCCGCTACGGTATCCTGTCGGACGTAGTACCACTCATTAGCCTGCGGGTATTCCGTGGCTCCGTAATAGGCGCCGGCCGTCCGCATTGTCAGAGACCAATAATTCGCCAGAGATGCATCACCGACGAATAGCGCCATGGCAGAAAATAAAGCCGGGTTTGTCGTGCGAATGGCGAAAGTTGCCCGCGTCCTGTCCCACGCATAAGGGATTTGCGCAATTGCTGTGATCACACCGCAAAGCGTTCTAGATCCGGACGTTCCGGCAGCGATGTCACACCTGATTGTCGGCTGTCCTTCAAACAAAACGCCAGAATCCAGCGATACCGTTACCCCAGCTCCATAATCGCCGTTCCAGTCTGTCAGTACGCCTCTTTGCAGAATATCAAACTGCTGAGAGTTGCCTGCCGATTCTGATTCTGACTTCTTCTTGAATAATCCAATCCTCTTGTCGGTAATCACTGCCTTGTCCGGATACCTAATCGCCATCAGGCGGTGCTCTTCGACGTGCTCGTCAATGTTCAGAATGCCCATACCATTACCTTTCAAATGTACCCGTTATTGACGATGCACTTCGCCGGCTTGCTTCGCCTGTTCCGATGCGTCAGAGCATTTGGCCGATCGCCAAACGACTGCACAAACCGCGCCTCGTACCGCTGCGCCGCCTGTTCGTCGAACAGCTCCGAGTCAGGCAGCAGATAGCACCGGCTGATTGCCCAATCCGCCATTTGCACGTGATAGACCGGCCTGATTTGCGGCTCGTCCGCGTCGGCTACCATGTCATCCGGCAGCAGGTAACACCGCAGCGTCAGCGTGTCGTCGGCGGTCGGCAGCCTGGCGAGTTCAAGGTTAGTTTCCGTCAGGGTCCAGTCGTCGGAGAATGCTTTCCCGGCGCTGGTTGTGATTCCGATCACATCAATGACCTCTGGAGCCAGCTTGTAGCGCAGGTCGGCAGTCGTAACGTCTAGATCAACGTCGTCTTCGATCAGCAGCGCCCTGACGCACGCCTCGCGCTGAGCTTCGTTCAGGTTTGCATCAATCTCGTCGTCGTCGATGAGAGGCGGAGTGCCGTTATCGCGCATCCGCCGCCGGACAAGCGACCTAAGTTCTTGCAGCGTCATTGAGTGCCTGCCATGCGATCGTGGCGTCTTCTGCCGTGACGTTCAGGCCGACGATCTTGGCCAGCTTGCGGCGATCCGGGAACCCTGCGGCCGTGAAGTCAGCAGGGTCGTTACGCTCCAACATGACCTTGATGCCGTCCTGAATCAAATCCTGGTGTGACTTGGTTGGGGTTTGCGCAGGCGCCGCGATGAACTCGTCAGCATCAGCGTCAGCAGGCACGGCTCCAGCTGCGAAAGCCGACTGGACGAACATCTGCGGAACATCGGCGCCTTCCGGCCCGAGGACCATGCAGTGACCGCTTCCAGCCGCATCCCCGAACGAGATGGGATGATTTGTTGGTGACTTCAAACGCATCGCGTGTCCTTGTTAAACGAGGGGTTTTACCCCCTCGCTTGGTTAGTAGTCGTACGTGGAATCGGCGCGGCCAGGCGTGACGTAATCGACACGAAGCTGCACCTGCCCGGTAGTGGGCACGGCGCCAACGCCAGTCCAACGAACGGTGATCGCCGCATTGGCGTGAATGTAGCCAGTCGGCACAAGCGCCACGATGCCGGTCGCGGTCTTCACGTCGGTTGCGCCGAGATACCGTGTTGCAGATCCCGAGTCACCGACCGACAGCGTGTCGGAGGTTCCAGAGTTGAACACAATCCGCTTGACGATTGCTCCACTGACAACGATTGCCCCTTGCGGGATGTCGATTGCAGCAACATCGGTTCCAGAAGTCCCGGCAAGGTCGCCGAAGTTGATCGTGACCAGCTTGGAAAGCACTTCCTGGACACTTGAGTCTTTTGTGATAGCCATAATGGTTTTCCTTTGATTGGCAGCGGGTTACAGGTAGTAGTCCATGCAGATACAGCCGAAGTCCTGGACGGTGCTGCCGTCCATCGGGGACATGAACTTGGGCTTCAGGATGCCGGAGTACTGCGAGTAGGTGACTGCGTTCTTGGCGCCCGAGTCGAAGGTCTCTTCGTGCCAGTCGCCCGCGCCCCAGATGTCGGCCATGAGCAGCGCCTGCTGACCGAGGAGCAGGCTGCGCGTGCCGTCGACGTTGCTGCCGGCTCCCCACTTCGAGCCGCTGGCCGCGCCAGCTGTGTTGTAGACCTTGTTGCTGGTGTGGAACAGGATGCCGTCGACGGTGAAGCCCGCCGCGCCCGTGAAGATCGGATTCTTCATCCCGCGGTCGGCCGCATTGACCAGCACATCGCGGAAATCGGCGTCCTTCTTGTAGCGCGCGAAGGTTTTTGGATGCACGACGTGGACATACACTTCCTGCCCGTTGATCATCAGCGGCTTGACTCCGCGCGTCTTGGCCTCGGCGCACAGATCCACCAGTGCGCCATACTTGGGCACGTAGGCGGCAGCGATCGCGCCCGTGTTGCCGGCGATCAGATTGGTGCCGTCAAAGGTGAAATGGCGCTTGCTGGTCGGCGAGGCGGCGACATCGGCGGCATACTCGAGCTGCAGCAGCGAGTCCTCGGCGCCAAGAGCGCGGGTCGAGCCATCGGTGTTGTAGGCGAAGCTGATATTCGACGCGGCCAGGAACATCATGTCGTCGTTGATCTGGGCCTTCCAGTCGGCCAGCGAGTCCTTGGCTTCCTTGCGGAAATCATAGACTGCCTGCTGGTCATCGACTCGGCCCTTGCTGCAAACCGACTTGCGGAGCTGGTCCGTATGGACTTCGACCCAATAGGTCTCGATAGCTTCGCGCCGGCCGTCGATGTCGTTGTCTCCGACGATGCCAGAAGCCTTCAAATTGGCTTTCAGGCCGATCATGGCGCGGTCGCCCTTTTCGGTCTTCTTCAGTTCGGTGATGCGGTGGACGATGCTGTTGGCAGTCGTCCCGGTGAATTTTTCCCAGAATGATTGCTGGCGGAAAGCCTTGATGGTTTCCGATACCCAGGCGCGCTTGAAATTGACGGCGTTCTGGCTGGAGCCGAATTGTGTAAATGGCATGATATGGCCTCGTAAGCAGTGAAATTGACGATTTCGCTGGCTTACGGGCCAAGCAACCGGACACGATTTGCCGCTTCGTGACCTAGCTGGTTCGATCTTTTACGCTGTTCGGAAGCGGCCTGGATTTCCGCCCTGGCAAGGGCTGGCGCTGCTGACTATGATATATACCACACAGCCAGCAGAGATGCAACACAGTTACGTTTACTGCAGGAAGCGCATCCGCTCGCTCTCTGATGCGCGGTCCCATTTGTCCTGATTTCCGAGTATTTCTCTCGACACCGGGATAGCCCTCGTGCCGACTCCATCATCAACGCGCGGCGGCTGCAAGACGGCGGTTTCAGCTGCCAGGCGCATCGCCTTCTGCTTGCGCGTGTCGACTGGCTGCTCTTCTGCCTGCTCCTGCGCCGGCCGATGGTAGTACGGCCCCACCTTGTTGACCGCCATGGCCAGTGCGTTTGCCTTGGAGTGGCCTTGCGCCTCGTACATTCCGCGCCATGACAAAACATCGTCGATAGCTGCCTTGTTCGCCGCATTTGATTCGCTGTCGAGGAACGGGTAGACGGTTACGGCCTGCTTGACCACTTGCTGAAACTGCGCCTCGGCCGCCCGCTCTTCCAGCTGCCGGGAAACGACGGCGGCGCTCGTCGCCTCAGCCCTTGCGTACAGGTCCGAGTTGATCTGAGAGCGAATCTTCTTCGCCTCTTCCTTGTCGCCGGCCATGATGGCTTCGTAATACTGGTCTTCGAGGTCATCCACATCAACGCCTGCCGGAGCCTGCTCTTGCTTGGCGGCCAGCGCAGCCCGGAGTTGTTCTGCTTCTTCGCGTGCAGCGTGCAGCTTGGCGTTGACCTCATCGAAGCGAGCGCGAGGGATTACAGGATCTCGCTTCGGCGGGGCGGGCTCTTCTTCGTCGATCTCCTGCTCTTCGACGGCGGACTCTTCCTGCTGTTCTTCTTCCGCTTCATTTTGCTGCTCGGGGTCGATCTCCTCTTCCTCGCTCCAGCCAAGAAGCTCCAGGTCGGCCGGCGTGTCGATGTCGAATTCTGTGGTCATGCAATTGGTCCTTGTAGTGATGGAATTCCTGCTTCAATGCCGTCATTCATCCCGGCACCCGGGTTCGGCGGAAAGTTCGGGCTCGTGTTCTCCGGCAGCCCTTCAATGCCATGCGCGCCAGCGGGAACCGACGGGATGGCAGGCGATGCGTTGGCATCAACGAAGCCGGCCGACAGCAGCATGGCGTCGGCCATCGGCGCAATACTCGGCATGAGCGCGATCTGGTTCGCCGCGGATGTGGCGCTGAACATGCCCTCTACGTTCTTCGTCGTCGTCTCGGCCTTCGTCTTGAGCGTCTGAGCCTTGAGCAATTCTGCCTTGGCCTCCATCAGCGGGTCTGGCGGCGGCGCGCCGGCCCCTTGCATCTGCTCGATGATTTCCGCCTTGTCGCTAAGATTGCTCTTGCGCACTACTGACGTGTCCGGTATTGCGATGCCCGTCTTGCGCATTTCGAGCGCCTGGGTGAATTGGCTGTTCTCGAACGTGACCTGCATTGGCTGTTCAGTCACAACCGTCTCATACTCGCCGCTGGTCATATCGTTGAGGTATAGCCCTGTCGCCGGGTCGAATTGATTGATCGTCAGCCGATCCTCGTCCTCTTTGCCGGTCAGCGGGTCTGTCTTGGTGATCTGGTAGGTCCGTTCGGCCGTGTAGTATTTGCCGATCGCGTAGTCAATCCAGTCCGCCAGCAGGTTGCGAGTGCGAGCCAGGTTGTCGAGCGGCACGGCCAGTTGCTGCTGCGCGGCGTGCTGTCGGCTCTGAATGGCAATTCCCGGTTCGTCGCCTTCGCCGATGCCGCGCATGGCTGGCGGCACCGTGACCTCGCCGAGCGTCGACGCTGCGATCTGTATCAGCCGGTCAATGCCCGGGGGCATTTGGTTTGCCTGAATCTTCTGCAGCGGCTGAGTCCCGGCCTTGCGCTCGATGTACAGGCCGGTCATTGCGCCCTGTTCTTGGAGCTGCTGCGGAGACATATTGGTTAGCTGACCCTGCTCGCCCTGCCAGCCGGAATTGGCCGTGGTGTTGACGATGTGGATGGCCTGGCTGAGCGCTTTGTCCAGGATGCGCTGCGGCCCGACTGCGTTGTCGACCATTCCGCGCGTCCTGCCGCGACGGAAATAAGGGAAAAACGGCACGACTGTGAAGCGGTCGTAGGGGCTCCACCCGTCATGCAGCGTCGCGTCTCGCGTCGAGACAGACCAGCGCACCCGCTTTGTCCTCTTGCGCGTGATGATTGCCCCAGCCTGGCGCATCTGTTCCAGAACCTCCGGCGCCTCATCGCCGTTGAGCTGCCTGATGTCTCCACCCGGAAACATCGCCACCGGCATGACCGATCGCACCCACCTCTGGCGGTCGATGATACGCAGGCGCTTGACATCGCTGCCGGCGTACTCGCTGCCGCCCGTCTGGCCGCTTTCGAGCGCGAACTTGGCCCGTTCTTCGCCGTCCATGTCATCCTCGCCGAAGTCACGATCGCCCGTGTAGGCGCAGGACTCTTCTGCTATCCTCCGCGCCTTTGGGCCGTACAAACCCTCGATCTCGTCCAGCGACAGCCATTTTCCGACGCACACATCTGCCCACCCCTTCGGGTCGTAGGATTTGCCGTCAGGGTCCGGTATCACGTCCATCGGGTCGAGGACCGAGACCGACAACTCGCCGCCCTCGTTGTCGTCGAAGCTCATTCGCGCGTCGTAGAACCCGCGCTGCTGGATCATCCCGTCCTGAAAAACCTCGGTCTCCAGCCAGTGCAGCTTGTTGTTGTTGGCGATCTGCATTGCCACTTTGCTGCGCGACTCGGCCAGCTCTTTCGTCGCTGCGCCGGCACGCGGTCGGAATGAAATGTCCATCCGGTTCGCGATCTGATACCCGAAAGCCGAGTTGAGCGCCGGCAGCACCTGATTGGCCTCGTATGCCGGTCGCCGCTGCTCTTCGAGCACGTCCAGGTCAGCCGCGGACCAGTGCCCGCCAGGCTGCAGCTTGCCGTCGCCGCCGTACTGGCCGCCCAGGTAGTAGCCCTCAAGGAAGCGCGCAGACTCGGTGTATGCCCGGTGGCCACGCTCCAGCCCGTACTGGAACCGCCGCCAGTTGTCCGCCGCTACTTCGTCAGGCCCTTTGCCTGTCTCGCCTTGTGTTTCGTTCATGTCTTCATGCTGCCTGTGAGGATGCCGCGTTCATGCGCTGCAGGCGGGCGCGCCAGTCTCGTGACTCTGGCCGTCGTGCGTCGTGAGAGAAAGCCTGCTCTGCGCAGATGGACATAAGGCCGAAGCTGTCGCTGCCATGCGATGACCAGTCATGATCAGGGCCAAGCCCGACGCTTCTCGCCTCGTCTCGCTTCTCGTGATACCACCCGAGCGCATCTCTGCCCGCCTCGGTTGTCGCCGCGTTGAACCAGCACGCCGGGAATATGCGCCGGCCGGCCTCGATGCGAGACTTTGCCGCCCCTCGGCCTTGATTCGGCACTACGGTCACGTCGTACCCGGCAGAAACCAGCGCGGACTCGTAGCTGACAGCAAAAACAGAATCGTGCGTCTCGCCGTCGTGCGGCAGCCAGATGCGCGATCGATCTGGCGTGTATTTGCGCTCTCGAAGCCACAGCAGATGCGCTCCAAGCGGTTGACCGACGGCCTCGTAATAGTCCAGCACCCTGACCTCTCTGCCGACAAACTGCGCCGCCCATATCGTGAAAGCGTCCGCCCGTGCGCCGGTTCCACCGATGTCCACGAAGAGAAAAATTGGCAGCAGCGGGTCGGCAGAGACTCGCCCTATCCGTCCTTCGGCTTGCGCCTCGGCTAGCGCTCTGGCATAGTACGCACCGACTAGAACCGTCGCGTAGCCACCGTTCCACACATGCTCGTACTGGTCAGGCTGTAGCCGCAGACAGTCAAGCCGCTCCTGCTCGAGCACGGCCGGGAAATAGGGGTTGTCCTGCCAGTTGGCCTTGACGACGATCGAGCCGGTCGGTATCTCAGAGCCGCGCAGCATCTCGTCAACGGGGTCTGTCTTGCGTCTCGGGTTCCAGGAGAACCACAACTCCGAGTCATCCGCCCGAATCGTTGGCCGTAGCAGCGACAGCGAGCGGGCCGACAGGCTTTGCGCTTCCTCGCACCACGCTATGCGGAAGCCCTCAAGCGACTTGATCGACTCAGCATTGTGGTCCTGCATCCCTTGAAACGTGATCACACCGTCACCGGGCGTCTGGATCAACTCATTGAACACCTTGAAGCCATCAGCGGCACCGAGCCGCATGGTCTCCAGCTTGTCCTCGATCAGCCTCTTGCTCGACTCCTTGAGCGTGCGCTGGACCTCGCGGATGCAGACAGCGCGATTTCCGCGCGTCATCATGCTCTGTTCGATCAGGGCCTCGGCGAAGAAGTGTGACTTCCCGGAGCCGCGGCCGCCGTATGCGCCCTTGTACCGCGACGGCTCCAACAACGGCGCAAAAACGCGCGGCGTGTCCAGGATTAGCTCGCGGGCCATCAGCCGACGATCCTACGCACGATTTGCACAACAGCGTCGGCGCCGATCGGGTCGCCTTTGTCCATCCCGTAGGCTTCGCGCTCGGTCTGCACCAGGCGCGTCTGCACGTCGGTAAGGGTTTTGAGGATGCTCGCGCGCTTGATAAGGTCGTCTTTGCAGCCTTCCAGCTCGTCTTTGTACTTCGCCGCCAGATCGCGCAATCCTTTGATGTCGCGGCGGTGAGCGAGCGCCACGATGGCGACGACGTGGGCATTGCTCTCGACTACCTCACGCTCACTTACCGGTTTGGTAAGACTTTCGGTAAGCGCCTGCTTGGTAAGCAGAGCCTCTGCCTTCGCCGCAATCTTCGCAGCAAGGTCTCTATCCCATCCTTCCTTACGCGCTTTTGTCAGAATCGTGGGGTGAGTGGTGCCATACGTCTCAGCAATCTGCCTGAGCGTGGCAACGCCCGCCCGGTAGTCGCGCTCTACTCCCTCCCAGTCAATGTCCGCACGCAATTGCGCCACTCAGCATCTCCAGATATCCGTGGTGGCGATGCTGCCATGCTTGGCGGTCCTTGACAATAGCCTATCGCTATAGCTTCGCCTCTAACCATTGCGACAAATACCTGAAAACCTCTTGAAACCGTTTGACCATCATGTACAATGTAATCATTCGATCAACAAACACAGGGGAACGAGATGAACGTTAGAATCGACCAGCGCGACAGAGAATCAAGAGTTCTGCGCTGCGGTATGGCCTTCCGCGCATACGTCTGGTGGCGCGGAGATTGGCAGATCAACAAGGTCCGGTCAGGAGTGTGGGCGGGCCCAAAAGGAAAATTGCCATGACCACTAAACGAGGCGGCTACCGCGAAGGTTCCGGCTCCAAGCCACATCCACCGGAACAAGTTGCGAGCGTCCGTATCGTCGCCAACGTCACACCGGCCGAGGCGCATGAATGGGCCAGGCGCGGAAGAACGGCTTGGCTTCGGGCCGAGCTTCGCAAGCTTGCCGTTCCTGACAACCAGTAACCACAGGCGCACAATGCGCCATCAGATCAAGGAGAACACCATGACCAATACCGCTACCGCCATCCGCCGCATCCTTCCAAGAGTGATCACCAAAAACGCAAACGCCAGATCCATCTGCGAACTGAGATGGGCTGGCAAGGGAAACGCTCCTAAAATTGACCCCTGCGACGGCTGCCAGCTTTATAGACCGTGCATCAAAGGCGGCTCCGGTTGGCATGGCATGGAGGCATTTCAGAAATGGGTTGAGTCGATCAATGATCTTGCAGACTCAATTGCTGTGAATCAATAACCACCAGCCGCCTGCGGGCGGCTTTTCATTTCACGGCCCGATACCTCAAATACCTCGCGTGCCTAACCACATCCGGCGCGCACTCAATAGCCCCAATCTTCCGCAGGAAAATCAGCGCCCACGACACCGCGGCATGACTTCTGCGCACATGCTGCCGTATCTCGCACACTGCGCGATACCCGCCTGCTGATTGCAAATACGCCAGCACCGCCTGACTACTCCCGCCGTCTCGCATTACCCCGGCCAATCTTGACCGTCGCACAGGCTGCACCACTACCGGATTCCCTGATGCCGCTGACATCTGATGCGCGATGCAAAAAACGTCGATCACTGCCCCGCCTCGAACTCGA